TTGGTTGTTTTTTTAATTTTAGATTTTATTTTTTTATTTTTTCAATGTTTAATATTGACAATTATAGGAAGTTAAAAGCAAAAACAACCTAAAAAAACACAATTAAATACATCCCAAATATACCACCCCCACCCCTTGCCAGACATCAGCACAGGCTTGTGTAACCCACATTTTCAACCGCGCAATAAAAAAGACTTTGGATACTCTGAAGCACACCACGATTAATTATAAAGCAATAAAGTAATTAAATAATAAAACTATATATAATACACATAAAAACACTTTAAAATTAAAAATAAAAAGATTTACAAATAAAATAAAATATGTTATTATAAATAAAGGTAATAAGGAGAGTAAGGAAAAATGGAAAACGAAGAATTAGAAGAAGAGAGAAGTATAAATAGAGAGATAGCGAGTAAGAATAAGCAAGAATTAAGGGAATTAGAGCAAGTATATGTAGATGGAACGTTAAGCAATTTAGATGAAATCATAGAGAAAAAGAAAGAGATACTAATAAAAAAAATAGAGAATTATAATCAAGAACATTTAATAACGAAATATAGTAAAAAAGGAGAGCATTATGAGGTAGTAAATTTAAACCCAATAATATTGCAGAATTATTTTTTCAAGAGCATAAATCCAATAGGGAATAGAGAGCCAAAGTACAATGCAGAGAAATTAGCAATAGTATTTGAGTTATACAGTGATATAGTTGAAGGTATCAATAGTAAAATAGGAAATTTTGTGCCAAATATAAGTTCATTTTGTTTATTTGCAGGAATAACAACGCAGACGTTCAAGAATTACAAGAATAGTCAAGATATAGATTTAAGGACGGTATATGAGAAAATAAACGATTATTGTTTTAATAGCAATATAACACTAGCACAGACTGGAAACTTATCAGAGAAATCCACAATTTATCGTATGAAAGTGGAAGAAGAAAAAGGGGAGAAGAGCGAGCCACAGATACATATACACACAGATTCATTAAATATGGATGAAGTAAATAAGAGATTGAAAGAGATACAAGATTTCAACAATGTAAAAGCAAATTCTATAAAAGTGGAGAGTGAGGAGAAATGAGTAGTAGGATAGATAAGAGAGTTGAGCTAATAATGGTAATAGATTCAACGATACGTTCTATTGAAAGCACAATAAAGAGAAACATAAGTAAAGAGAGTTATAGAGAGAACATATTTGCCGTAATGCAAGATTTAAAGCAAGAATACGAAGAATACAGCAAAATTGACACACACAATTGCGGCTTAAGTGTAATAAAGAGATATATACCTTTAATTAATTTATTAATAAGGGTAGAAAGAGACAAAGAAAGATTATACGAATATCACGAGCAATTAGAGAACGCATATAAATTAGCTGCAAGAGTAAGTTTAGAATATTTTATAATATATATGGAGTGGTACAAAGAGGACAAATTACTAGAGCCAAGGTACGAAATATTAAGTTCTTACGTGTATTACTTAAATAAAATGTGTTACGACCAAAGTTTTAGTGGAATGATAGTAAATTTGCCTAGTGGATATGGCAAATCAAGAATTTGTAGATACTATGAAGCATTTAGGCTAGGTTTACATCCAGAGGGAACATTTTTAGCATTATGTTCAAATGATGCATTAATAAAAGGACAATCAAGGTCAGTAATAGATTTAATCAAAGATGAAAGATATGGAAATGTATTTCCAAAGTTAAAATACAACAAAGAGGACAAAAATTTCTTTTTAAAAGAAACAGATGGAGAGTGGAAATTAAGAGATTGTGGACTTATTGCAAGTTATTATGCAAGTACAGTAAGGTCAAACGTAGTAGGAGAGAGAGCAAGTTTAAGCATTGACATAGATGACTTATATGCTGACCCAAGTGAAGCATTAAATGACGAGTTAAATAAAGAATATTACAACAATTTTGTAACAGTATGGAGAAAAAGATACGTAATGGGTAAAAATCCACAAGTACTAATAACAGGTACATTATGGTCTCCTACTGATTTTCTAGCAAGAGTAACTAATTTGTGGGAGCAACAGAGTAGTTTTAAGAAAGACCCTAAGTTCAAATATACCAAAATAAGTGAAGATGGGAAAAAAGTAATCATAAAAGTACCAGCTTTAGACTATGTAACAGGAGAAAGCACTTGCCCAAATCTAATAAGTACAGAGAAACTACTAGAAGAAAAAGCTTCAATGAGTAATTATTTGTGGGAGACAAACTTTCAACAAAATCCTACATCACCTGAGGGATTATACTTTGATTGGAACAATTTACAAACATATTCAACAATGCCAATTAAGGAAACTAACGAATGTATGGCGTCTCTTGACCCATCAAGAAAAGGAAACGACTATGTTGCTATGCCAATATTTAATAAAATAGGGGATTTACACTATCTAGTGGACGCAGTATTTGATAATAAATCTATGACAAGTTTATATGATTCAATAGTGAATGCAATAATACGAAATAACATTACCTTGCTAGTAGTAGAAACTAATACTGACCCAAATTTACCAGAAACATTATATAAAAAATGTGAAGAAAAGGGCTATTATGCACTAAAAATCATTGAAAAATATAGTACAGAAAATAAAGAGGAAAGAATAAACAAATTTAAAGACGTAATATTAAGAAAAATTGTATTTCCAGAGAAAATAAGATATGGACTAGGTACTCCAATAGGTAAGGGATTAGAGCAAATGACTTCATATTCTTTTGATTACCCTAATAGACACGATGATATGATAGATTCAGTAGCTATGTATGCAGACCAAATAATCGAAGAAAATGGACTTGAATTAAAGGCAGTACCTTTTAAAAGACCATTTTAAAAAATATGCAAAAATTTTATGTAAAACTATTGCATTTTTTAAATTTTAATATTATGATATATAGAGAGAAATAATAATTAAGGAGAAAGAAATGTCAGTTGGAAACACTTATGGTAGAATAACAATATATGCTCCATATTCAGAGCAGGAATTACTATCACTAGATGATGAAAAGTTAAAAACGACTATTTTAGGGTTAATGACTGATATAATAACTATTCACGATATAAATAAAGCTGAAACAAGGGCTTTGTGGGATTATTATTTAGGAAATCAAGATATATTAAACAAACAGAAATTTACAAGGGAAGAGATAAACAACAAGAAAGTTGAAAACTGGGCTTATGCTCTTGTAGATTTCAAAAAGAATTGGCTTGTTGGAGAGCCTATTCAATATACAATGTCAAATAATAGTTCTAGTGATGAAATAGAACAATTAAATAAATATGTTAAATACGAAGATAAAGACGCAAAAGACCAAGAATTAATTGAAGATGTCTATGTTTGTGGAAGAGGATTTAGGTTTGTCAAGAAAGATTTACCAAATGAAGATGATGAAGCTCCTTTTTCAATAGCAAATATCAAAAGAGATAATTGCGAAGTAGTATATTCAAGTAATTTAGGAAATGAGCAATTATTTAGTGTAGTTGAAACTGAAATGAAAGAAAGAATTTCAAAAGTAGATGAAATAACAGGTGCTAGAACGTTTGTAGATAACTTTTATAGTGAATATACAATATATTTAAGAAATAAAATGTTGACAATAAGCTATAAAGGAGCATATCCACAGATAAGTAAAATAACTCCAATAATTTTAAATGAGCATTTGATAACAGAATATAGAATAAACAGAGATAGAATTTCATTAATTGAAACTGGAAAAGACTTATTTGATGGAATAAATCAATTAGAGAGTGATGATTTTGATGATTTAGACCAATTTGTCAATGCAATTATGGTATTTACAAATGCTGATATCGATGAAGATGGACTAGAAGAAATGAAATCATTAGGAGCTATCAAAATCAAGTCAACAGAGAATAGAAAAGCAAGTGTAGATGAATTAAAACAAAGATTAAACGCATCAGATACACAAGTATTTTATACAAGACTATTGACTGCCTTACATCAAATTTTAGGTGTACCAATGGCAACAGATAATGGTTCTGTAACAAGTGGAGATACTGGAAAAGCAAAACTAACAGGTCAAGGCTTTACATCATCTGGAATTAGGTCAAAATCAGACCAAACAATGATTAAGAGTTGTGATAGAAAAACATTAAAAGTAATTCTAAAAATATGCAGAGAAGCAGGAAATAGCAAGATTAAAAAGTTAAGAGTAAGTGATGTTGATATTAAATTCAACATTGATAAATCAGAGAACTTACTAACAAAATCAGAAGCATTGAATGTATTGATTACTATGGGAGTACCAAAAGAATATGCAGTTCCACTTGTAAATCTATTTGGCGACCCAACAGCCGTTGTAAATGCTTGGAATGATGCACTTGATAAGCAAAAGAAAGAACAAGAGCAAAAGCAATTAGAATTTGGCAACAATTTCAATAATCAAAGCAATAATATAAATAAAAATCAAGGAACAAAAATAGAAGAAAACAAACAAACAAATCAAACAATAAATAAAATAAATAATGCTTTACAAAAGCAAGTACAAGAAAAATAAATAATTTATCTCAATCGTAAAACCTTTTTATAAGGTAAACCGAAAGGTTGATAAAATCAATTTCTGCTCTAATTGATAAATAGAAATCGATAGAAATGAGAAAACTATCACTCTCCATATATAAGTTTGGTGTAATGGTAGCACAATAGTCCCCAAAACTATTAGTAGTAGTTCAAGTCTATTAACTTATGCCAGAGGCTGGATAGCGACCAGATAGAGGTTGTGTATGAGGATGCGAGACACCCTTGAATTAAAAAAATAAAATCGCATACATATATATCTAGATATAGTGTAATGGTAGCACGAGTGCTTTGGGAGCATTTAGTGGAAGTTCAAATCTTTCTATTTAGACCAAGCCTATTAAGGCTAAATAAATGGGGACAGTAGGTTCGAAACTATTTGCCTGAAACCTTATTGAGTAAGGCATTACCCATAATAATTCTAATAAGGAGAATGAAAATGGAACATTATATCTCTTTATGCTGCAATAATTTAAGAGCAAAAACACACGGTTTTATATTCAAATTTGACCGAAATGTCAATAAACTATAATATTAGGCTTTATCTTTTGAGCATATCAAAAGAATATATTTATATAAACTCTATGGTTTGTTAGTACCGTAAAAACTATCGATAAGGAGGAAAAATATGAATAGGGAAGATGCAAAAAAACTTTTAGGAGAAAATGCCACAGATGAGCAAGTAACAACACTTTTAAATGCTTTTCATAATGAAGTTAAGGAAAAAGACGACCAAATTACTTCATTAAACGACCAAATATCAAAGAACAATACTGAAATTGCAAATCTTAAAAAGTCAGATGATGAATTAAGACAAATTAAAGAAAGTCAGATGACAGAGCAAGAAAAAGCAAAAGAATTACAAGACCAATTAAATGCACAAATGAGTACATATAAAAAGTTAAGTAATTCTGTAAAAGCAAAATCAATTTTAGTTGGAGCTGGTATTTCAGGAGAAAAAGCTGATAGTTTAGTAAGCAAGTTTGTCAAAGAAGATGAGCAAGCAACAATAGATTTAGCAAATGAAATTGTACAAGAATTATCAGATATGAAAGCAGCAACTGAAAAGAAAGTAAAAGATGATTTATCAAATGTAAATGTAAATCCTACTACAAGTAATGTAAATCCAAAAACAGATGATTTAATGACTTGGGATAAATTTACTAAATTATCATCTGAAGAGCAAAACAAATTCCAAGAAGAGCATCCAGAAGAATTTAATAATTTATAATTTAGGAGGAAACTAAAATGCCAAAATTTGATAAGAAATATTGGAACGATGCAATTTTTCAAAAATATATGAAAAAAGTTCAAAATTTAAGAGAAGATTCATTAGTAAAAAGTGGAGTTTTAAACGTAAATAACTCTTTAAAAACAAGATTAGTTGATGGAGTAGGTGGAAACACACTTGAAGAACCTATTAAAGGTTTAATTGATGGAGATGTTGTAAACTATGATGGAACAACAGATATTCCAACAACTTCAAGAAACACATATATTCAAAAGAAAATCGTTGCTGGTAGAGCAAAAGGTTGGGAAGAAAAAGACTTTTCAACAGATATTTCTGGAGAAGATTATATGCCAGTAGCACAAGAAGTAGCAGAATATTATCAAGATATTGATATGGACGATATATTAGCTATTTTAAAAGGTATTTTTTCTATGAAAGATACAGAAGGAGCTAAATTTGTTACAAAACACACATTTGAAGCAAATACTGAAATGGGAGCAACAACTATCAATAATGCAGTTCAAAAAGCATTTGGAGACAAGAAAAAGAACGTTTCATTAGCATTTATGCACAGTGCAGTAGCAACACAACTTGAAAACTTACAATTACTTACATACTTAAAATATACTGATTCAAACGGAATCCAATCTAACCTTGAAATTGCACAATTAAATGGAAAGACTGTAATCGTTGATGATGATATGCCAGTAGAAAGTGGTTATGTAGCAGCAACAGCAGACACAGAAGGTGCTATTCAAGTTGGAACAGGTACTGGAAAAGTAACACTTGCTGATGTTAAGAAAGCAGATTTCTATCCAGAGAATGTTGCAGCAGATGATTATGTTGTTGCAAAGAACAAATATACTACTTACGTATTAGGAAGAGGAGCTATTGAATTTTGCGATATTGGTGCTAAAGTACCTAGTGAAGTTAATAGAGACCCAGCTAAAGATGGTGGTATTGACAAATTATATACAAGACAAAGAAAATTATATGCACCAGCATATATTTCTTGGAAAGGTACTTCTTCAATTATTTCTCCAATGCCTGCTGATTTCTCAAACGGCGACAACTGGGAGATAGTAAACGATGGAGAAACATCACCATCATACATCAATGACAAACTTATTCCATTTGAAAGAATTATAACATTAGGTTAATCAAAGGAGGATATAAATGGAGCAAATAGATTTATTAAAGTTAAGAATACCTAATAAATATGACAATGAAGAAAAATACACAAACACATTAGAAGCATTGTTAGAAGATACAAAAAACATTGCATTATCCAATTTATATCCTTTTGAAGATTGGTCTGAAATGGAATTACCAAAGAAATATTATAACTGGCAAATAAGAGCTAGTATTGAGTTATTTCATTTTCTAGGTTATGAGGGAATTAAATCTTATTCTGAAAACGGATTAAGTTTTTCAAGAATGGAAGATGGTATTTCTGCCGACCTATTAGATGAATTAATGCCAAATGCAGGAACGATTAAAAAGACCACATTACAAGATGAAGAAAGTAGCAAGGAGACAAACAATGATTAGAGGAAATATTTTTGAAAATTGGAATAAGCCTTGTTATATTGCAAGAGTAAAGGAAATAAATACAGATGAAGAAGGAAATCAAATCAAAATCTGTTATAAACCTGAAAAATACTCTTTCAATATTCAAAATGCTAGTGGATATTTAGATGTAACTGAATATGGTGAAGAAGTTTCAAAGGTAAAAAAAGCAATAATTTCAATGGAATACAACAATAAAATAAAAGAAGGAGATATTGCATATTTAGATGGAGCGACACCAGAAAACGAAACAGAAGATACCTATGGTATTAATGGAAATTATATCGTTGATAGTGTTAGACCGCAAAATCTAGCAATAGCAGTATACTTTAAAAAATTGAATAAATAGGAGGTCAAATTAATGACAACTAAATTTTTAGCTATGAATAAATTGTCTATAAGACCACAAAATGATACTGAAAAGATAATGCTTGGAAATCTTGGAACAATGATTCAAACAGGCAAAGAAGCAGTAATAACATTTGATAATAAGGACAATAAAAGTGATTTAATTTTAGAAATTAAGTCAAAAAAATAACAAATAAGGAGGCAAATAATGAAAGTTAAAGTTGAAAAAGATGGAGTTGTAAAAGAACTTGACAATGCTGGATTAGTTGCAGACTATATTTCTGCTGGTTGGAAACTTGTTGAAGAAAAGAGATTTACTACTCCAACAGAAAAAGGAAATAAATAATGGCAATACTTGAATATGAATTAAGTCCCGAAGATATGGAAAAACTTGCAGAGACAGTAAGTAAATATAGAGATAAAATAAAAGTTTCTGGAACAATGATTTTAGATGATTTGGGCGAGATAGCACAATTAAAAATGAAAGATTACATAAAAAATTCAACAGGAGAACATAGTGTCGATAGAATAACTAAATATAAGCAAACGCATAATCTTGAGAATAGTGTTGGAATTGATAAGATTTCAGACAATGAATTGTCTGTTTACACAGATAATCCTTATGCAGCATTTGTTGAATTTGGAACTGGAATACAAGGAAAAGAAAGTACACATCCAAACGCAGAAGATTCAGGTTGGGAATATGGTTTTGTTACAGGACAACATTCACACCAATACTTATATAAGACTTATTCAGACATTGATGGACACTTTGAAGAAATGGCAGAAGAAATTTTAAAGAAAGTAGGTTTATAATTTTATGAATACAATAATTCCAAAAAAGATTTATAATACATTAAACTTATACTTACAAGAAAAAAGTATTTATTCTCCCAATGTAATAAACAAAGAACTAAAGCAAACGGATAAATATCCACTTGTAACAGTAATGGAAATCAATGATGTGCCAAGTCAACAAACAACTAAAACAAGACAAAGAGAAACTTATTCTAAACTCTATTTTGAAATTAATATCTATGCAATAGATAAAGCCGTAGGGAATAAAAAAATTTCAAACGTAACAATTTGTAATGAGTTAAAACAATTAGTAGATAAAGTAATGTCTAATTATTTTCAACTAGACAGAACATTATGTGAGCCAACACCTAATGTTGATAAAAACATTTACAGAATAACAATGCGTTATACTGCGAGTGTTTTAGAGAATAAAAATTTTTTAATATAGGAGGAATAAAATTATGGCAGACCCAATTATTAAAGCAATAGACGATAACAGAGCTATGAGTGATATAGGCTCTGCAATATTCGTAAAAAGAGAAGGACAAACAAAATATTCTCTTTGGTTACCAGTAACAGATATGCCAGCAACAGGTTCAGCACCAGAAACTATTGAAAAGACTGTTACAACAAGTAGAACAAAGAATTATACTTTTGGTAGAAAAGATAACTCTCAAAAAGAGTTTACATTTATGGCACATAGAGATAACTTTATGATTTTAAAACAAGATTACAACAAACAATTAAACTTCTTACAAGTTAATCCTGATGGTACAGGTTGGAAATTCCAAGGATATGTATCTTTCTATCAAGACGCAGTATCACTAGGAGCTAACCTAAATGGTAAAGGTGTAATCACAGTATCACACGCAGATGAATTACCACTAGACGATGTTACTGATATTATAGTAGAAAGTGTAATATTTACAAATCCTATTGAGCCAGTAATAAATATTTCAGGCACAGGAGAATATGAAGCAATTATTGAAACTGACCCAAGTGATGCAACAATTACAGTTGCAAGTTCAGCAGAAGGAGTTGCAACAGCTTCAATGGGAACAGAAACAAATTCACACAAACTTACTATAACAGGAGTTAAAAAAGGTAGTACAATAGTAACAATTACAGCCAAAAAGACAGATTTAGCAGATGGAGTAACACATATTTTAGTTAGAGTATCTTAATTCGCACGAGAATTGATTTTAAGGCGATAATTTACATTTGAAATGAAATTATATGTCTTTACATTTTAAAATTAAAATTAAGCCATTTTAGAAAGGAGAATTTTAAAGAAAATGGAAAAAATAATAAATTTAGGTGGAGAAGAATATAAATATCATATAAATTTTAAATTAAATTATGATTTACTAAAATTTAGAAATAGAATACAGACTGGATTTGATGTAACAAAAGCCAATAAGAAAATAATAACAGAAATTGTTAATATGAAAAATGAAATTGGAGATAAAGATTTAAGTGATGAAGAATCATTAGAAATTTTTAATAAATTAAGTCCAGAAGCAAGAACATTTATAGAAGAGAACACAGGAGATTATTCAAGTAAATTTTCTGATGAAGATATAAAGTATATTGTTTCTAAATTCACAGGAATTGAAGATGAGAACAAAATTTATGAGATATTAGATTATGAAGTTGAAAATGGAGGCTATGATAAATTAATTACAAAACTTGTAAATGCAATAGCTGAAGTTTTTTCAAATGCGAAAGCCAATTAGTATTGCGAGAAGCAAGTAGCGAAGATAACAAAAACAAAATAAGACTTTTAACGACTGAGGAGATGATAGATAGTTATTGGAACGAACTATTACCGACAGCGTTAGAGTGCGGAATGACACCGACACAATTTTGGGAAGATGACCCACGACTGGTACATAGTTATTTAATTAAGCATACATTGGAGCTTGATGAAATAAACTTTCAGTCGTGGGTTATTGGTTTATATGTATATAATGCAGTTAGTAGCTCATTGTCACAAGGATTTGATAAAAATTCAAAGGCAAAATATCTTGAAAAGCCTATTGAAGAATTAAACGGAACATATATACCTAAAAAGCAATACACACAGGCACAGAAAGTAAATTTCTGGTCTAAATTTAAGAGTTATATGAAGAAAGGAGGATAAAATGTCGCAACACTCATTACAATTTAATTTAAAAGCATTTGGAAATGGATTGAATCAAACATTTGACCAAGTAATAAATAAAATTAAAACAACAGGAGCAGAAATTCAAAAAGTTAATTCAGTAATGACTACGACTAAAAATGGCAGACAATATCAGAGATTATATCTTACATATACTGATGGAATGAAAAAAATTAGTGAAGCATATAATGGAGCTGGTAACCGTATAAAACAATCTCAAACTTTAATTAACAAAGGCTTTGACTATGGAAAATTAATGTGGATGTTGAATTGGACTAAAGGATTTGCAAGAAGTCTATGGAATATTGAATTAAAAGCTATTGATTTCAATGAGACACAAGAGAAATTTAATGTATCTATGGGGACATCTATTAAGCAAGCAACACTTTTCCAAAATAAAATATCAGAAGCAATAGGAACATCTAGAGCTGAAATGATGGATTATCAGTCTACATTTAAGAATATTCTTGGTGGGCTTGGAGATTTAACAACAAAGCAAGCAGAAGAAACTTCTCAAAGTCTAACAAAAATGGCTTTAGATTATTCTTCATTGTTCAATGTTTCACAAACAAGTGCTGCAAATAAGTTTCAAGCAGCACTAACAGGTTCAATAATGCCAATTAGAAGAGATAGTGGATATGATGTATCTAAAAATGCAGTATCACAAAAAGCATTAGAATTAGGAGTAGATAGAACATATAATAAATTAACTGAAACAGAAAAAAGACTAATTAGAATAATGCTTTTAATGGAGCAAATGCAGAATACAGGGGCATTCAATGACCTTGCCAGAACTATCGAAAGTCCGTCAAATCAATTAAAAGTATTAAAAAATCAATTACAAGAAGTACAAATTTGGCTTGGAAATGTATTTATGGGAACATTAGGGGCAATTTTACCTTATATTAATGGTTTCGTAATGACATTAAAAGAGCTAATTAAAATGTTTGCTATATTTGTAGGTTATCAACCTAATACAACTGGTATGACAGATGTACTACAAGAAAGTTCTGGATATGCTTCTGATTTATCAGATAACATAGGTGGAGCTGGTAGTGGATTAGATAGAGCAAGTAAAAAAGCAAAAGAATTGAAGAGACAATTACAAGGATTTGATGTATTAAATGTAATCAACACACCAACAGAAAGTTCAACAGGAAAGACTGGTGGAAGTGGTGGAGGAGCTATTACTGGAGTTGACCCTAAAATACTAGATGCTTTTGACCAATATAAAAGTAAACTAGAAGATGTTGAAATGAGAGCTACTGGTATAAGAGATAAAATAATGGATTGGCTTGGTTTTACAAAGGAAATAAATGCAGAAACTGGAGAAGTTACTTGGAAACTAAAAGATGGATACCAAAGAATTAATGCTATCGTAGACTTACTTAAAATAGCAGCTGGAGCAATAGGACTAAAACTTGTTGCTAAAACATTAGAAAAGATTTCAAAAATATTACAAAACTTCAAATTGCCATCTTTAGATGGAGTTAGCACATTTTTTATTAATGTTGGTTTTCTTGGAAAAGCTATGAAAAATATCCTTGATATGATGGACGATATTCAAGATATTATAAAAAATGGTCCAAATTTTGATAATGTAGTAAATTTATTATCTAATTTTGCTGGCGGACTAGGTGCTATTGAAGTATTAAGAGGACACGATAAAATTGGTGGAATATTAATACTTGTTGAAGGTGTAGGCAAAATCGCTCAGGGAATAAAAGATTTTGCAACAGCAGACAATTGGACAGATAGATTTAAAGCAGCAGAGAAAGCTATTGATGGAATTGGAGGAGTTATCCTTGCTATTGGTGTCTTAAAAAAGAATTATGCCTTAATAGGAAGTGGCTTTACATTACAAGGTTTATCAGGAATCATAGATGAAATACAAAAAAATTGGAATGCAATAAAAAATGGTGATTGGTCTGGAGTAAATAAAGTCAAGCTAGCAGTTTCATCAATAGAATTACTAGGTGGAGCTATGCCACTAATTATTGGTGGAATAGAGAAAATTGCTGGCAGTAAAAGTTCAGCTAAAGATATAAAAAATGCAAAAGATGCAATGCAACAGACTAAAGATGTAATTTCAGACACATCAAGCAAAACATCAGAAATATCAACAGCATCAGATGGGCTAAATACAAATACTTCAACATTGACAGGCAAATTAAAAGACCTTGTAAAGAATATGGGACTTGGACTTGTAGCAGAATTAGAGGCAGTTGCAGCAGGATTAATTCTTGTAGGTGGAATTTGGGCAATAGGGAAAGTACTTACAAAAGCAGTAGAAGCTTGGCAACCTATATTAGATAACAAAGAACAAACATTAGAAACATTAGGATTAGGAACTGCACTTATAGGAATTGTAGGAGTTGTTACAGCAGGTTTAGGAGCAGTAGGTACTCAATTAATTGTAGCCCTTGGACTTGGAACAGCAGTTTTAGCATTAGCAGAAGCAGACACATTATTGCTTGTAGGTGGAATTTGGTTAATAGGTGTAGCATTAGATAAAATGCAAAAAGCTTGGCAACCTGTAATTAAAAATCAAGACAATGTAACAAAAGCATTAAAAAAAGGAAATGAATTATTATTTGCAGTAGGTTTAGCAACAGCAGCATTAGGAGCATTATCAATAGCAAGTGTAGGATTATTACCATTGGCAATAGCAGCAGGAACAGCGATGTTAAATCAAGTAACAAATGCAACAATTCAATTTGTTAGAAATTTGGCTAAAGTTGCAGATGAGTTATTAAATGTATTATTGCCTAAATTAAGAGATTTCAATAGACAAATGCCTGAATTAAATAGGTATCAACAAGATTTTAATAATTTTATGGGTAAATTTGCTAAATATTCTTGGGACTTTGCAGGTAATACATTTATGGCAAGTCTTGGAAACACAGTTACAACAATTATTAAATTTTTTGCAGGCAACCCAATAAAAAGATATTCAAAGCAAGTAGAAAAGACAGACAACAGTGTAAACGATTTAAAAGATAAATTATGGAATGCAAATCATGATTTAGTTTTAGCAATAAAATATTTAACAGATTATAATAGGTTAGTAAATTGGTTAAGTTCTTTAGTAGGAAGTAGGATAAGTTTTAATAATTCAAGAGGAATATATATTAATTTAAAATCTGTTGGTAGTAACATAGTATGGGGATTAACAGATGGTATTAATGACAATATATGGCAATTTAGAAATGCAATAAGTAATATTAATAATGCTTTGAGATTTGATAATTGGAGTTCATATAATTCAGGGTATGAATTTGGTAAGAGTATTGCAAATGGTGTAAACAATGGCGTTAAAAGGAACTTAAAGACTACCATAAAAGCAATAGATACATCAAATTGGTCTACAATGAAGCAATATAAAATAACAGCGTATGCAAATGGTGGATTTCCAGATATGGGACAAA